GAAGAATAGTACTAGAATCGTTGTCCAGATTAGCAACAACCCATTTGCGAACTTCCGCAAAGTTTTTTTCTTTGAGGTATTTGATGAGGTCATTTACTGAAACGTCTGAGAAAGATGCAAGAATGCCAGCGTCGATTTTCCCTCCTGTAGAATACCTTTGGCATTCGTTGAGGACTCTCCGAAAATCGGGGAAGTGTTTTGATACAAGTTCTGCAACAACTTTTTCATCGTACTCAATTTTTTCCTGATCCAAGATCGTTTGGAGACGCTTGAAGAAGGATCCTGCGAGTTGTGCCCGCTGCTTCCCTTTGATTGTGAAGTCAATGACGGCACATCGGGAGTGGAGGGGTTCAATGATCTTGTTCTTGTAGTTACAGGTGAAGATGAATCGGCAGTTGCTATAAAATGCCTCAATATTTGCCCGTAGTAAGAGTTGTACATCATTGCCGGTGTTGTCTGCTTCGTCAATGATGATGACTTTGTGTTTAGAAGATCCCGTAAGTGATACGGTCGAAGCGAAGTTCTTCGCTTGGTTCCGTACAGTATCCAAGAAACGTCCTTCGTCGGATCCGTTGATGACATAAAAATCTGCTCCTAGTTCATTACATAATGCTTTTGCGATTGTGGTTTTACCAATACCCGGAGGTCCAGCAAGAAGGAGATTTGGAATCTCACCCTTCTCCACAAACTCCTTGAATGTTTTTTTAGTATCATCAGGAAGAATACAGTCATCAATAACTTGAGGACGATACTTTTCCACAAAAAGAAATTCACTTGTCATAATTTATACAGATCAATTTAATTCAAACTTACGATTAATATACTGATTTAAATCGCGAATAATGCTACGAAGTTCAGAAACTCTTTCAAAGTCATCAAGAAAATTACTACCAATCAAAGTATCAGATATTAGTATAGCAGATCTACCGACAGCACTGGCGTGTTCAAAACAATTTTCCGAATATTGTTCTTCATAATTTTCGGATTCATCATCTGCTGTATAAAATTCGGGAAGGCAGAAATGATTTTTTTTAAGTTTCATAATTTATAATTCAATGTTTGGGGCAATGACTGCACCATTTAAACGACTATCTGGATTTTTAGAATCATAATATCTTACAACAGTACTTCCAGAACCACCAGAACCACCAGATCCAACATAAGATCCATAATAGTATGTTCTTATTTGAGGTTGTTCTGTGACTGCTACATCATCAACAAACCAAACATTATACTCTTTACAATTATCATCAAAATGCTTTGCCAACTGCCAATGGGTTTGTGTATGTAGAGTATCTTGTTCTAATTCTTCAACAGAAGCATATTCCAAAAAAATGGAATATAGATATGAATCCAACTCCTTTGAAGGATGAAAGTATTTGTCATCCATTACATCCTATCATAATCAATACAATACAATAACTTCTGCGTCTTCAAAATCACCATCCCAATCTCCATTATTATAACTTTCTTCATAAGTTATTTGAGAAATATAGGAATTAGTAATTTTAGTCTTATTCTTTTTTACATTTACTTCATACAATGCAATATCTGCATCATATCCACCCAATCCCGACTCAATAACAACTTCCTTATCTTCACGATAATATTGGAGCAATTCAATAAGTTCTTTTACTTTCATAATTTTTCACAAATAAAAATAATCAAGTGCAATCCAAAATTAGGCGATAAACAACAATCTTTGAGGCAAAAAAGTGTTAGTGCCCTACTTATACTACCCATTCTGGACGCCTCTGGGGCATACGAAGATAGTTGTCCTTTACCCAAGTTTTTGAGGAAATATACCTTTTATATGCCTCAAATGTATCTATAGAGGTATCAAATTTATATTCATCGGGCATAGCACGAACAAATGGAGTGACTTCAGTAATCTTTCCTTTGGGGAAAAGATAATAAGCAGCAAGTAGAGTATTATAACACGAATGCTGCTTACCGTATCTCAGCATATATTCATCACACAGATTCATACCGTGCTTGATCAACCAGTAAGCATTGTGGACACTCTCCGCTGCCCACTTGGTACAGGGATGGTTCCTGAATGCCCCCTTGGTGGTGCTGTAAGGCGTCCCATCTGCCTTGGGTAGGGTTCCATACCCATGATACCACTCAGACGCCACTATGGACAGCATCTGGCAGCATTCAAGGGCCATCTTCGTTACGTGACGGTCAGGAAGTACAATAGCACTCTCCGCAGGAAATGGAGAAGTAACAAATATGTTCAAGATTAATTCCTCAATGTTTTGTAGTAATGAACCAATAGTTCTAACTCTTCAACTGTAGCATCTCTTTTTAAGATGTTTGCCCTTCTACTGACGACTGTAATATTTCCTTTTATATAACCTTTGGAACTATCTATCCTGTCAACACTAGGAGCAAACATCCAGGTTTTTTTATCTTCTCTTTTTAAGTCAAATCCAAATACGGGGCATTTTTCTGGAATAATTATATCTTCTAAATCAATAGAAAATTCTCTTCCAGTTTGTTTACATCTTGACTTAATATTTTTATAAAGAAGTTTAGCAGCATCTTCTTTCCAATCTTTATTTAATTTTTGAACTTGTCGGATTCTTGCGGAACATTTTTTACAAGTATTCTTTGTTCCAGAATTGGAGTTCCACTTATCAATCAAACTAAATTTATTAAGATTTAGAGATTGATTGCATTCTTCACAAATTTTATATCGGTTTGGATTTTCTTCTCTTTTTTTCATACCAAATTCTCTTGCATTATACACATTCATACATTTACAAGAGCAGAACTTTTTTTGTCTTTTTTTAAGAGAAGAATTACATTCCAAACAATACATTTGCTTATCTTCCAACTACATAATTATTTATAAAAAGAATACTCTCAGATGTTCACCCAAAAGTGCTGTCGGGTTCAAGAGCGATATAATATGTTACATCAAATCCAGTATTCTTAAATCGGGAAAGAAGTTTCTGAGAAATCACAACCTCATAAGAACCAGGAATAATCTTGATATTTTCCACTTTAAAGTTGAAGGAAAATACTTCATCAGTTTCACCAACAACAATAGAGAAATCATTAGAGGTATCATTCTTCTTATCGCGAACCACAAGTTTCACCACATCAGCTTCGCCAACCACAGACAAGTCAGGCAGTTGATACACAGCAGCAGCCTTAAGCAGTTTATCAAGTTCTTTGGTATCAAGAAGGAAACAAACATCTTCACTTGGAAGGGAAATGGATTTATCAGGAGGAGTGACAATTACATTGGGATCTGCAAAGAAGTATTTGGAGCGCGATTTGCCTTCTTTGATGACAACATAATTATCATTCCCAAAATCAAGTTCCGCATTTTGGTGAAGATTAAGACCATTCAGGAATTGATTGAGGTCATAGATACCGAAATCCTTGGGTAGTTCTTCTTCAATTGTTGCTTCTGCAAGAATATTTTTCATTACAGAAATAGTACGAAGAGAATTTCCTTCTTTAAAAAGAATAGATTGATTGATAGAAGAGAAGTTCTTAAGAAGAGTCAGAGTTTTATCAGAGAGTTTCATAATGTTCAGCGAAATTCAGAGAGACCGTTATCTTTGCGGGAATAGTGCCCATCAAAGTGAAGCAGAAGCATAGCATAGTGAATCACTTTCAGCAAATCCCGCTTGTTGCGCCCATCTTTATCACCATAACGAGACCCATATTTCAAAATATTTGATTGACAAAATCCAGGAGCAAGGTCTTTTGCTGCCATCAGATCAATAGTTTGAATATTCCTATAATCTTCGCTGTGACCACAGTAATGACTTCCATAAGTACTAGTCACATAATCCTCAATATCTTTCAGGATTTTATCTTCGTTATATTTCCAAAGATGATTTGTTGTTTCGTTCATATTAATAGTAAAGGTTGGATCAATCATAAAAAGAGGGAAGGTATAGTTACCTTCCCATATTATATCAGAAAATGTTCTTTGGTGCAACCTCTTCGGTAGCTTCTTTGGTAGGCATTACAAAATCAGCATCAATTTTATCGTACAACTCAAGGAACGCAGTTTTAGTTTCATCGTCAAAACGATTCACACAAACTTGAATTGCCTTTGCTTTGTCATTGAAAATAGAGTATGCGCGAAGGATATGAACCAAACGACGAGTACTGATAATTTCCTCAATACCACCATCATAGAAGGTCTTACGAATTACATCACCCCAATCAACAAGACGTTTGCAGAATTCGCGATCTTCCACACCAAGATCCAGAGCAATACCCTCAAGAATCTTTTGTTCCACGGAAGGTGCAGGATAGGACTGCTCAAAGGTCACAGGGAAACGCTCAAGGAATGCTTCATTCAGAACGTTAGTACCAATGAAACGACCATCATCAGAACCTTTGCCTTTAGTGTTTGCGGTGGCAATCACATTGAATCCAGCAGCAGGTTTGACAAACCGACCAATCTTTTTCAGGAAGACACCTTTACCTTCCAGAACGGATTGCAGACAGAGAATCTTGTTAGATGCAAGGTCAATCTCGTCAAGCAGCAGGATAGCACCACGCTCAAGTGCCTCAATCACAGGACCATTGTGCCAGGCAGTTTCGCCATTCACAAGACGGAAACCGCCGATCAGATCATCCTCGTCAGTCTCAATAGTAATATTGACACGGATCAATTCGCGACCAAGTTGAGCACACGCTTGCTCCACACCGAACGTTTTACCATTACCCGAAAGACCCGTAACGAACGTAGGATAAAAGAGACGGGAGTGAATAATTTTTTTAACATCATTGAAGTTACCAAACTTGACGAAAGTAGCATCTTTATCAGGAATAAGGTTTTGGTGATGTTCGGGAAGGACAGCAACATTCTGGAAGGAACGCTCAATCTCTTCCACACGTTCTTGAGTCACCTCAAGATTCCATTTGCCACGACCAACTTTGAAGGGGTCAAGTCGCTTAGTGACAGTAGGATAGGAAAGATTTTTAGAAGCACAATAACCCCGCACATCGGCAGAAGTAATGGTGTCCCCGAAAGTAGTTTTCAGATCGTCAATAATTTGATTGTCATTCATTTTGATACGAGGCATAACGTAGTGGTTTTGTTTTTCAACTGTAGTCATTATAAGGCAAAAGGGAGTCGGGCAGGACTCCCAGTGGCCAGTTCATCAAGTGGACCCATATTTGTTAAATGGTGTCCCTAAATTTATATGTGTATTGTGGATAGAATTTTTTTACGATATGAGGAACTCCATATCGCCCAAGGTGTCCATTTCCTTCCCAGCGAATATAAACTATTTTTTTATCTTCGTCAACTGAATGTTGAAATGGAAATTTGTTCATCTCATTTTAATTAATTTTTGCTTTAGTCTTTGCAACATCAGAACTTGAGTCTTTTGCGTGCTTCATCAAACGAATAAGTTCGGTGACTTTTTTCTTTCTCTTTTCTTCTGCTTTTTGTTCAGGAGATTTTCTTGTTATGAATAATTCTTGAACATACTCTTCTGTTGCTGCTGCTTTTCCACTATACTTTTTAGTTTTATTCTTTTGTGAGTTTTTTTCAATCTCGCGAGAAATAAGTTTCCTCTTGAGTACCATTCTTTTACTCAAAGGAGGAGGATTACCAATTGCATTCGCAACTGTCATTCCGATACCTTCTTCAATCTCAACATCTTCAGGAAGACCAAGTTTTTTTCCTGCGGCATTCATTCTTTTTTTAGTGTCTGCTCTTCTATTTTTTTCTGCTTCTTTTTTGTGATCTACATTGTACCCGCCCTGAAATTTAGAAAAATCGGGGAGTGGTTTTCTGTCTTTATAATCTTCATAGTCTCTACCACGAACTGCTGGGCGCAAAGAAGTCCTAGATTTGGAATAACTTGAACGCCCATAAACTTCAGTAATAAAGTCTTGAAATGTTTTCATATCCCTAAAATACTTTTAGAGATATTTATACCACAAGAGAAATGAACTCCCCAAGAACTTTTTTATTCAATTTTTTGGTTTTTAGTGATTTCACAAAGGCAGATTTAATTTGTGCCTTTGTTGCAGATTCCTTAACTTCAAAGTCACAATCCTGAGATAGTGCCGAGGAGGACAATCCAAAATATGCGTGATATGCAGAATTAGTGATTGTAAAACTTTTGAATTTTCTCCAATCATTCTGCATAATCCGATACTGATCATCGTAGTTATGATAAAGACTCATAAACCTACTTGCATCTTTACTGGCAATAATACGAATTCCCACAAAATTAACAGAGGTGAATTTATCTTTCAAGTTTTTGATGATAGTATCCGTAAATTTATGATACTCATATCCGAATCGGTAGGTAGTGCCCAACTTACGATCACGCAGAAAAACCTTTTCGTTAATTGCACGAACTCCAATATAGGAGTTTGATTCTCCCCTCTTGATTTCAACGTGATAGGGAATCGGTTGAGATTCTCCATCAGTTAGAACAATGCAATGAACTTTTTGCAGTCCGTTATTCTTTTGGAATACTGGGATAATTTCGTGCAAGCAAATAAGAGACTCATTCAAAGGAGTTCCAGACAGAGACAACCTGGAAGGAATGCTATATTTTGACGAATAGCAATTACTAAAGCAAGATGCAAGACGCCAGATATTTACCATTTGCTTTTCCAGTTCATTTCCAGACACTTTGCTTGTGAGCAAGTTCATCAAAGCAAATCTATCATCAACAGACAGGATACCATCCTTTTTTGTATAATGGCATTTCAAATCTGCACGGATATACTTTCCAGTTTGGTAATCATAAGTGCAAGAATTCCATTCATTAGTAAAGGCATAAACCTCGAAAGGAATAGATACTTTCCTGCAGAACCAAATCAAGTTGAAAAGTTGTTTGCACGTATCTTGCATCACATGGCTCATAGAACCAGACCAATCAAGAATAAAAATCAAACCGTGATTTTTACCATCAGGAAGAACAGATACCTTCTTGAAGAGATCTTCACAGTACATATAACTATGCAGTTTTGAAGTATCAAGAACTCCAGTTCGCGCAGTAGTAACCCTAGCATAAGAATCTGCTGCTTTGCGGCATTCAAACTCTTTTACCAAATAACTAACTTCTTTTTGTGCTGAGGTCTTAAATTTACGGTATTCCAAATCTACGCTTTGAAACGCATCAGAAGATTCTCCATAAGCATTTTTGTGCTTAATATTTTCGTGGCGAAAATGAGTATCAATTTCTTTGTGAATTTCTGTATTCTTTGCGATCACAGTATCAAGATTAACCTTTGGCACTTCAACATAGATGCTTTCAGATCCAAGCATATTTGCAAGATTTTTGATATTATCCGCAAGAGAATCTACAGTTCGGAGTTCAGGTTCTTCTTGATTTTTGTTTCCATCAAAAGAAACTTCATCGCCTTTAGCAGATCCAGATTGATTGGTCTCTTGTTGCAAATTTGGAGAAGATGCCTCATTTGTTTCATTTTCTCCTTCATTCTTTTCCTGCAGATCATTACTTTGATCACCAGAAGAACCAGATTCTTTCTGGTTCTCAACATTATCAATCTTTTCCTGTTCTTTTTGCTTTTTGCAATACTTATAAAGTTCTTCGGAAGCAATCAGAACGTCAGCAAATGTTTCTGCTACCGCAATCAGATCAACAATTTCCTGTTCTTCTGCAGTGAAATTCAGATCAATAAAATTGCCAATTTTAAAGTAAAGATTTACTTTGTCCGCAAGACTGAACTTAGAAATATCTTCGTCGCCAATAGAGAAGAAATCTTCCGCGTGAAGTTCTTTATACCCATTGAAAAAACTTTTAGGAGATCCCTGATACTTCCTCTTGCAGAGTTTTTCAACCCTAGCATCCTCAACAATATTCACATATTGCTGAGGAACTTTACAATTAACGGACCAATCCTCATTAGGAGTCCAAAGAGCGTGAGAAATCTCATGCAAAACAAGCATAGTATAAATGCTATCACTGGCCTTCTCCCAAAGAGGCAGCGTCAGGCATCGCGTTTGAACATTAAAACAGGCGGTCTCTACCTTTTTATGTTCAACGATAATATCTTCAGTTGCCAGAAGGCGGGCAAGAGATCCTTTAATTTCAAGATTAACTGTCATTTGGACTTGTGCGTTATGAACCTATTATACACGGAATAGACCTCTTGCATAGGGGACATAGACACTTCAAAAAGTGGCACACATAAAAAAACACCCATGATGGGTGCATCTTTGATTATAACATTAGGTGAGAAAATCCCTTTTGTTTTTCAAATTTAAGTACGCTTTCAAATTTGTCTTCAAGTCCAGTTTTGTGGGAGATTACAAAAACATTGGCATCTTTAATCACATATCTAATAATTTTAAGAAATTCTTCTGTTCCAAACCCATCAAGAGAACTATCAAATACTTCATCAAATATAATTAAATTTGTATGAGCAGAGTTTTTGATCTTCGCAACTTCTCTCCAAGCAAATACAAGTGCAAGATTTATTCTAGCTTTCTCACCTTCACTGAAAGAGGCATAAGAAAAATCTTCATGAATTGGAGATTGAATAGTTTCGTTAAATTCTTCGTCAAGTGTAAAATTAATGTAAAAGTCCATCATCTGTAGGTAACGATTGACTTGCTGATTTATTAGTGGTAGATACTTCTTAATAATTTTAGTTTTTACTCCACCATCCTTAAGTAAGGTGTAAGAAAAATCGTAATACTTAATTAGATCTTTTTTGGTGGCAAGTTCATCATATGTAGTTTTTAAACTAACTTTAAATTCTTCTAATTTCTCGTGTTCAGTATTTCGGTTTTCAAGTTGTTCGGTAATTGTTTGAATTTCATATTCAAGATCTCGTATTTGTCTTTGGCATCCAGAGATCTTAGTATTGTTTTGAGAAATGTCATTTGTGAGTTTTGAAATCTCCTTAGAGAGAATAAGGAATTGACGCTCTCGGTCCTCTTCTTCTTTAATTGCCTCCTCTAGTTCCTTATAACCAGATTGCAACTCCTTTGCTTTAGATTGAGCGTCACTAATTCTATTTATTCTAAAGGTATCATCAATCTCTTGAGTACATGTAGGACAAACCGTATTTTCTGTGAAGAATTTATGCTCTTTAGTAATTGTTGATACTTTTTGTGAAATCTTGCCTTTTAAATTTCCAAGTTTCCTGAGTTTATCTGAAGCACCAAGATAATCTTCAAGTTCTTTTTGTGTGGAGAAGACGCCCTCTTCAATCTTTGAATTTTCCAACATATGAAATTCAACTTCACTATTGAGCGTATTGATTAATTCCTTCTTCTTATTGATGTTTTCTTTTCCGCGACTTTCAAGTTCTTCAATGAAGTTCTCTTGCATCTTAACTTTATCAACAAGAGATTGTTTCTTTAATTCAAAAACTTTAATTTCCTCTTTTGATTGGCGGATCTTTTCTTTGATTACACTATTCATAGAGGAAAAGATCTTAATATCAAGAAGATCTTCAATTACTTCCCTACGATGGGCGGCGGAAAGTTGCATAAAAGGAACAAACGTACTTGATCCCAAAATAACAATTTGAGTAAAACTACGAAAGTCCATTTTGAGAACGTTCTGCTCTAACCACTTTTGCTGATCAATTGCAGACGCTTTTTGATCAAGTTCCTTTCCGTTGCAATATATTTTAAAAATATTTGGTTTTATTCCCCTTTCAACTTTCCATTTTGTTTTGCCTATAGTAAAATTAACTTCAACGAATACATCCTTTTCGTTAACAGAGTTAATTAATTGTGGACGATTAATTTTCCTAAATGGTTTATTGAACAGTGAGAAGCACAGGGCATCCAATATGGTACTTTTGCCTGCACCATTAGCCCCAATAATTAGCGAGGTCTTGTTCTTATTGAGATTTACGGCAGTTGGTTGCTGTCCTGTGCTTAAAAAATTTCGCCAAGATATGGTTTCAAAAATAATCACAACACAAAATTTATTACTGTAGGTATCCTATCAAATTTTTGGTTTTTTGTCCAGTCCTTGTCGTGGATTTCATAAATTCCAAAAATTTTCAAATAAAATTATGATCCAAATTCGGAGGAATTACAATGTCATCTGGAGTAATGACTACGTACTGATATCCATGCATTTCGCAGGTTTTTATCATTACATCATCTTCAATCTCTATTATATGCATTTCGGGATAATCATCTTCCTCTAACATCATAGCATATCTTGTGGCATCATCTTCTTCCTGAAAGAGATACAAAATATGTTCCCCTTCATCATTGATTACCGAATATGCACCTTCTGTTTCCCTGCCGTTAATTGTTAGAATAAACATTAAACCAATTCACACGCTTCCTGATAGATTTCTTGCATTAATTTTTGAATAACAGATTTATCAAGATTGATTTCTGCTTCCTCAATATATCTATTCAAGATAGAAATTGTATCCTCGCTTTCAAACACATCAAACTCTTCAGGTTCTTGAATATCAAAATTTTCAATGATATTCAACTCTGAAATATTTGCTTCATAAAGTTTATCTATGAATTTTTCAAACTTTTTAGTATTTGTTTTTTTGCGGACAATAACTTTTACAATCTTATTTGCGTACTCTCTTGTATCAAAAGTTTGAAAATCAGTGTCCTCATAGTAAATGTTATGAAACATTTTATATGGATTATTGATTGGAGTATGCTCTAAGGTTTCAGTATCAAAGATAGTAAATCCGCGAGTATCATTTACATCTGTCCAGTATATCTCATAAGGATTGCCGAGATAGAACACAGTTCCATTATTAGAACGAGTGTGGTAATGACCAGAAAATACCTTCGTGAAGTTTTTAAAAAGATTTGCTTCCAGTCCATGTTCCATTACAATTTGCCTATTTACTCTAAATCCATGAAGTTCAAGATGACCCATAGCAACTTTTGCTTTGGTTTTCTTAATCATTTTCAAGGATTGCTCTTCATTTTCTGAGCAAATCCATGGAAGGAGAAGAATATCAAGATTCTCAACTTTAATTTCAGTAGGAGAAGAATAAGTTTGAATATTCAGATAATCTTTCAGAAGAAGTTCTGGTGAGTTTGTATTATTAGTGTTTTTATAGTAACTATCATGATTTCCCACAATCATATGAACCTGATATTTGGAAAGGGGTTCAAATACAACTCTTTTAGCCCACTCCAAACTTTGATAATCAATTGATTTGCGACTATCAAAAGCATCTCCCATATGAATAACTGTTGTAATCCCATACTGTTCCAGCGTTGGGAAGAACACATTCTTATAGAAGAGTTCAAAGTAGTCGTGAAAGAGTTTAGACCCCTTTCTCGCGCCATAATGAGTATCGGTGATAATTGCAATCTTCATTACTAAAAAATCAATACCTCAATTTACTGTGAATTTCGTCCTTGATGCTATTGTAGTCCGAATAGTTCCCCCCGTCAATAGTGTTGTCGTCAGTAAAGACCTCACTGAACCCAGAACGCTCAAGAATTTTATTCTTGATTTCTAATTGACGCTTTTCTCTTGTGATTCTACGAATAAAAGCATAATGGATGATTTGAGTAAAATATGCAAAGGGGTTTTGTGACTTTTCGGGATTGAAGTTGTGAATGTACTGAACGCAGTTTTCAATCCCATCGGAAATCATGTCTTCCTTAAACATGTAATTTACAAAGTTGGGCTTAAAGGAGAGATGATTTGCGATCTTCAAGAAACACTCGCCAATATATCTGGGAATAGGTGGTTTTGGCTTGTCTTGAAGAAGGGCAATCTCCTTGTCCTCGCGATACTTAATAAGTGCTGCCAGAAACTCTTTGTTATTAACGTAATGCTCTGACCTCTTTCTCTTGGTCATAACCGCTGTGCTTATCATAAGTTTTTATCATTATTATGTAGATATTATAACATTTCTAATGGCATTTGACAACCCTATGGAATCTCTGTATAATTACCTTTGTGAGGTTTGATAAGTGAGCTTTAGCTATTTTTATAAAGCTTTTCTAGAATCTCTTTAGCATCATTAACATTAGAGATATATCCCATTCTTCTATTCAATTTAGATTGATTGCTTCTTTCTTTATCGGATTGTCTAATGTAGGATTGATAAAGCATAATCATCTCTATGTCAGACGACTCAGAAAGAGTTAATACGTCTTCAATATTAATAATAAACATATCATCTGTTGTGGTTTTTAACCAGGGTTCTACTTTATATCCAACTAATCCCGTTCTACTTTTAATTTCTGCAACAATAATAGGATTTGAAATTATCAATAAAGTTCTATCATCTTCTTCAGATGCAGCAACTTTACAAAATATTTCTTCTCCTGTTTTTAATTTAACGGTAGCATAAAAATCTTCTTCCATATTTTATTATTTTTTTAGTTGTACTGTGATAATTTCGTAGTTAAAGTTTTCTTCGTTATATATTTTAATTCTTTCAATGAGGTGGTTGAGAGTATAATTTTTTCTTGAGTTATGAGTACAATCATCAGCAATATCATAAAGAACTGCTTTTGTCTTGTCCTTACCCTTTCTCAAAACTCTTCCAATTGACTGCAAGTTTCTAATTCTTGATTTGGAAGGAGAAGCAAAAATTACATTGTGGAGGTTTTTGATATTGATACCAGTAGAGAAAGTTCCATAAGAAGCAACAATAATTGCATTGTTTTCCCTTTCAGTAATTTCTCTAACCAATTCTCTTTCTTCGGTATCAACTCCACCATGAACAAAGAATACTTTTTGCTTTTCTTTTCTATTACTATTTATTCTTTCGTAAAGTATTGCTCCGTGTGCCTCTACTCTAGAAAAAAGTACAAGAGTATTTCCCTTTAAATCCAGAGTGAGATTTGTGATAAATTTATTTCGTTGTTCGTGGGAGATTAAATACTGAATCTCTTCCTCATAGGTTTCAAATCTTCGTGGAGGATGTTTTAATACTATGCAGCGAATATCTAATTGAGAGAGGTGTCCCTGCCTCATTAGCTCGTCTGTTCTTGTAACTTTATAAGATGGACCAAACAATCCCTCAAGCACCCATTTGTGCGTTTGGGTGCCATCTAAAGTTCCTGTGAATCCAAAACGATATTTCGCGTGATGAAGTTTGGTCATTATTTCAATTAGAGATTTGCTCTTGAAAAGGTGAGCCTCATCTCCTATAATTACATTGTATTCTTCAAAGAATGACCTTTCTAGTTTATATACTGATTGCCAAGTTGTAATAGTAACTGGAAATTCATTTGTCTTTTCCTTACCAGAATAAATTCGGTGACAGTATGAATCAGAATCCCATCCATAATCTTGAAAATCCTTGTATATCTGCTCTACAAGAGATGTCGTTGGAACAACTAAAAGAATTTTTTGCCCTCTATCCACATAATACCGCACGAGGCCGTAAATCATCAGACTTTTTCCTGACGCAGTTGGACTTATCAGTAACTTTCGATTGTGCCGTAAAGCATCATATACTCCCTCTATTTGATACTGACGCGGAGAATGAGAGCAAATAGAGGACATATAATCCTTTACTCCCTCATATGAAACAAATTCATTAATTTCAAATGGTTGTCCGTAAAACTTATTTTCTTTAAATTCGTATGTATAGTTATGAAGTTTAAGTTTTTCGATTACTTTATCCAGTAACCCAACATAAATTTCCCCAGTATGGGTGCTTAAAAGGCGAATCTTTCCATCCCAATGCCTACTTCTGTAGTGGGACATAAATTTTGCGGATTCAACCTCAAATGTAAAATATTGCTGAAGTTCATATAAAATATGCGGCTCGCAAGAGAGTTTTAAATAAACTTCATTCTTCTTCTCAATAATTACGTCACTCATAGCATTCATATTACTATGAGTATTTATCTACCCCAATCCAGATTGGAAACGAATAAAATCAATAGAGTTTTTGATTTGATATGTTCGGTTTGATATCATTTTTAAGATGCTGTCCAAATATGAAAGCATTGTTTCGTAGTATTCAATTTTAAGTGCGGTTTGTGCTAATTTATCGTCTGAATCCAAATATCCCTGAAGTGTCTCCTTATCACGAATCTTTTTGGGGAATGGATTTTCTAGATATACTTCTGGGTCTGCTTTACCGGTAAAGTATTCATATCTTTCGTGCCTTATTTTTTTTCTTTGCTGCTCTGCCTTCTTCTTCAATAGATTAATTGTATTATAGAGGTCAAAATACTTTGCGTGAAGAATTGGAATATTTAACGATTCTGTATGAAGATTGTCAATATCCATTTTTGAATCTTCTTCCCACATTTTTTGAATATTATCTAAATCAATGCTCATAACCTATTTCCACTTAAATCGAATATATTGTAGATAGTATACTTGAAAGATACGTCCGCTGTAAAGTACTGAATATCAGTATCCGTAGCATCAAATGTCAATGTTGACAATGTATATGGAAATAAATCCTGAAACATTACCTGAAAGTTTGGTATTTGACTACTAGTTAAAACCTGCAATGTACCATCGGAATACACATTCTGTCGGTCTTTAGCATAATTACCTTGAGCAAATCCCTTTTCTTCCAACTCAGCAAATTGCCCCAATCTCTCCGGAAATCCCATACCACGAATCCAGTTTTGGATGCACATATAGTTTTCAAGATTTTCATCAACTAAAAATCTTATGGACAAATCTCCAAATTCAATAATGTCACCTGGAGTTGGTAACATTTTTGTATATGTCGGTTGAATAGCAACTCCAAGATTTAAATCTGGAATATTCGCCTGATTACAAAAAAATGCTACTTTTGGTTCTCTTGCTAATGTAAATTTAAATCCAGTCGGAGAAAGAAAATTTCTATTCTCAATTTGTCCTCTAGTCATTGTATTTTTTTAAGTATTTAGACAAAAAAAGAGGGTCCGAAGACCCTCCAGATAAAATATGAACCGTGGTTCACATAAGGTTTTTGACTGCAACACGTCTGTAGTAACGGTTTGCATTAACCTGAAGTCTTCCAAGACCCTGCTCAGTGCCTTCTGCAAATGGGTTTGCAACAAGACCATAACGGGTCTTAAAGCCAATCTTAGGCTGGAAGCTGTTCTCACCAACGGCACGAACCATTTGGAGAGGAACATAAGGACAATAGAAGATTCCTGCGTCATAGGGGGAAGAACCCTTATAACCGACAACATAGTACTGGTTGCCTGGAGTTCCGTTCGAGGAAGTCAGGTTAGCAGAATATGGGTCAATATAGACACGGAATTTGCCCATCAAAGTACCAGCAAATGTATTGCCAGTATCATCAACGTTAAGGTTAGCGTTGAGTGCGGGGGTGTAGTCAAGAACACCAGCCATGGTCAGTGCTGAAGCAACGTCAGCAGAGCACATGACAATGTTGCCCTTTCCTCTACGAGTTCTTTGAGCGATTGCGTTGGCATCACGCTCAATTTGGAACAGAAGACCCTTGAACTTCTCAACTGACCAACGACCGTTGGAGTCAACGTCCAGGTCAAATACGCCAGGAGTTGCTACGTTCTGTACAGCACCCTGTTCAGCAACCTTATAGATGGTTCTGATAACTTCGCGGTTGATTTCGGCAAGAATCTCTGTAGAGAGAATATTTGCCAATTCCGCTTCAGCATTCAGACCGTGGATTGCCTTAAGGTCTTGAGCAAGCTCAAGTGAATACTCGGCTTTCAGAGCGCGTGACTTTGCGGTAACGGTGACTTTCTCGATTGAGAATGCCATCTGGTTAAATTGACCAGAATCACCACCAAGTTGCTCTGAGTCGCCAGTTACCATTCCCTGACCAGCATCGTATGCAAGATTATCTCCTGCACCACCTACTGGGTTCAATACTGATGGGTTGGTTCCTGACTGTGCAGTAGTACCCAGACCAGAAGTAACTGAACTGAATCCTGCATTTCTGTCGAAAGCGGCATTCTGACCAGAGAATGCAGAATCTACTTCATTGTAGAAAGCTTCGGTGCCACTTTGTCCAGTGTAACGTGAACGCATTGCGAAGATGAGTCCTGTAGGACCGCTCATTGGTTGAACGCCAGCGAGGTCATAAGCGACCAGGTTAGGCATTGAACGACGAATGAGGGAAATCAGAACGGGGTCAAAACCTGCGGTAGGACCGCCAGCAGCAGAAGTACCTCCGAATGCTCCCGAACCAGCAGCAGCGTTACCTGAGTTGGTGATTGGGGATTCCATCAGGTTGCCGATGCCACCTGAATTAAATGCTGATTCTTCTCTTAAGAATTTTTCTTGGTTTTCTAACAGGACAGCGGTTACAGCTCTACGATGAGAATCTTTGATTGGATCAAGACCCTGATAGTCGAGAAGGGGTGCCCACTTTTCCTGCAGATGCTCTGAATGGAACATTTGCTTTTTACCTTTTTACTAAAGTGCGTTTTTTGTTTGAATTATATTAAATTCAATTTTTGCGGAATGCTGAAAGTGTCTTGAGGTATGCAGCCATTGATCCAGAAATTGCTTCTGGAGCACTATCTACACCTTCAGACAAGGTTTCAGTTTTTGCATTAGGAGAAACTACTCTTGAAGGAAAATATGATTCCTTCAATGTCTCCAGTTTTTCACGATATTCTCTTTCACTTTCAAACTCAACACTTTCGGCAAGTGAAGCGAGCTTGTCCTTCTGAGTGTCTGCAAGACCTTCAGCGACTTGTTCAAAGATTCCATCAGCAACCGACTCTGCGAGACGCTTGTTAAGGGAAACGTTTTTCTCAATTTGCTCGTTGAGTTTTGTCTCCATTTCATCAAGTTTTTCTACCATACTCTCAAGTACATCATATTTATCTTCAGGGATTGATACATAATGTTCTTCAAAAAGACCCTTCATTCCTTGTAGGAATGATTCGGTCATTTCGGTCTTAAGACCTTGTTCAATGACAAGTGCGTTCTCAGTGAACCACTCATCAGACACATACTCAAGGTATGCATCAACACGCTCGCTGAGTTCTGCCTTGATTTCCTCAACTTCTTCAGCAAGAGCAACTGCATATTGCTCTTCTAGAGCTTCTTTGATGTCACCCACCTTAGAGCGAAGTGCAGCTTCAAAGATTGTGCGTGCCTTTTCTTGGAACTCTTCGGAGAGTTCTTCACCTTCAAGAAGAGCATTTACATCTTCTTCAATGCTGAACTCTTCTTCCATTTCCTCATCTTCATCCTCTTCATCTTCATCATCTTCTTCTTTTTTGCCCTTTTTCTTTCCTTCTTCCTCTTCTTCCTTATCTTCTTCCTCTTTTGCCTCTACGATTTCATCCTCACCAATCTCTTCATCCTCATCAGTCTCTTCTAAGAGTTCTTCGTCTTCATCATACTCAACATCTTCTTTCTTCATACCTTTCATTGGATCCGCTCCCTTGGCACCCTTATTGACAACATCTCTTACTTGCTTGAGTGTTGCTCCAGGTGTTTTAAGTTTTGCAGAATTATCATCTGATTTATAATTTTCTGGTGTTGGTCCACCAAGATCTTCCCAACCTGCAGTTTGCCCATCAGGAATATTTCCTGATAATTTTGGCATTGCATCTCCCGCCTTTGCATTTGCATTTACAGCGGTTCTGGATTGCTTTGTGCCTACTTCCATTTCTTGTAAATCTCCACGAGACATTTGAACTCTCCGTTTAACCTTTAAGTTATAAACTATATTTATTTATAATTTAATTATTTACAATGAATTTAAGAACTCATTGAACAACGATAATTTGTACTCTTCAAGAATACCTTCGTCAACTAAACTATTTATTTTTTTCTTTGTATTGTATGCTGCTTTTTCTCTTAGGACTCCACCTTCCCAACACCACTCTTTTCCTTCCATAATTCCCTGGACAAATGCATCAGGTGCAGAGGGATCGGCAACAATATCAGCAGCAGTGGCAAGCATAAAATCTTCGCCTACTTCCTTGTATCCTCTGTTATTTTCTCTAAGTGAACCAATACCCCGAGAGGAAACGCCGAGAGTAACGCCATCACTCAAAAGTGCCTCTGCAATTTTGCCCATTGGTGTGGATAAAATTTGAGCCTTGCCTACAAAATTATTTCCTTTTTGATAGAGTTCAACAATTTTATGAGAAACTCTATCAAGATTTACAGTAGGGCCATCAGGATGTCCAAGTTCTCCTAATGCACGTCCTTTTTGAACGTAATTTTCATTATACCTCTTGACCTCCCTCTCCATAATTGCAAAGGGATACATTCTTCCATTACGATTTACACATTCACTCTGAAGAAATACTCCTTGAATATAAAGATTTTTTTTACCGTTTTTTTCTTCGGTAATGACCTTTACCTTTTCTACTTCTTCTCTGATGAGTTTCATTATGCTTGTCCTGAAATTTGTACTTGTTGTAAATAAAGAACACCCGTTCCGGTATCAGTTCTTGCGGCAACTTTAAGGGAATTTGTTAGAGTTGCATTTACTGACGAAAATGCAGTCAAAATTCCACTGGTGTTAGTGTCAATAGAACATCTGGTTTGATGATATCCATCATATCCAGATGAGGTATCCACTGAAATTACTGGTTGGTGTGTAAAATCATAATAACTTTGCCCATTCGCAGTTAAGGTAACATAGTCACCTACACCAAAAGGACATTGAGTTCCTTCTGCAAAAATAATAGTTGTAGTTGTTCCGGTAGTAACTCCCACAACTCTATTGGATGCCTTTGTTAAAGCAAGAGTTGCCGAAGTTCCCGAAGGAACTAGATAATCACCAGTAGTTGCTGTTGGATTGGTGCCAATGGCAACGAAAGTATTGCCACCAGTTGCCACCACTCTCAAGACATTTGATTGAACAGAAAATGATGTAGATTGTGCTGATGTTGATGATGTGGCAAATGATGTGCCAAGTCCAACTGGTCTATGCGCCATTATTTTTAAAATACACTTATTAGTTATTTATAAATTGTGGATTACCTACTAACTTTCGGTAAATTTCTCTCAGTCTTCTTCGTTATTAAACAAATGATTGGCTACATCGGGACGAAACCCATCAACCTTTTCTGCTGCCTTAGCAAAGAGAATATCTTTAATCTTGTCACTAATCTGAGAGGGAGACTCGTCAGTAGCAATCATATCCATTAAATCATCCATTTTAATACCTGATAATAATCTTTGTTATTTATATTTCGCCACCTTTTGGCATATCTACTGCTTTTGTACTTGGTTGAGTTGCACTAGCATCAATTTGTGGTTCCATCACTGGTTGTCCCAAATCCATCTGTGAAGTTTGATCTAATGGCAATCCAGTTGCTGGATCTATGGGTTGATTTGGATCTGGAATAATTCCTTCCTCTATTTCCTTTTTAATGATTTTGTCCTGCTCTAAGATTTCAATATCAGTTTGTCTCAGAATTTTGCGTCTTACATAATCTTGTGAAAAATATTTGCCAATATAAGGTTCTGCAACTTGAACCATATTCAACCTTTCGTTGAGAAGTTCTGCGTCCTTCAATTCTGCAAAATGGTTATCATATAAGAAGTCATATTGGATATGCTCGTCCATAGCATTCCAGTCTTCTGGAGTAATGATATTCTTCAAAATCAACTGAGTTCTTAGCATATCACTGAACATATATGAGAATCTCTTTCTCAATCTAGAGACAAATTTACTGAACTTAACTTCATCTCTTAAAATCTCAGATGAACGTCCCAGATTAAATCCACCTTCTCCATCCATTCTTGATGGGGGAACATTCAGGGATTGGTATAGTTTTTTCTTAAAGTACTCAATATCAGTAATTTCACCAAGATTTTGTCCGCCTGGTAGAGTAGTAATTTCAGTTCCTCTGCCACCTTCTCTTCTTGGCAACCAGAAATCTTCAAGCATTGCCATAAACTTCTTATCATCGCGAATTTCCCCAGTGTTCGCATCGTACACCAGTTTATTTCGGTATCTCATCATAACATCGCGAAGATATTGCTCAGCCTTTACTTTCGGTAGATTGCCAACGTCAATGTAAAAAATTCTTCTTTCTGGTGCTCTTGATAGGCGGTAAATTACCAGAGAGTCCTCAATCATTCTTAACTGGTTGAGTGACTTAATTGCCTTGTGTAGGTATGAAAGAGAAGATCCTTTATTTCTATCTACAAGTCCAGAAGTACAATAAGTTATTGAATCTTTAGTCATTCTGATTCCAGAATTTGACCCACCCAATGCACCAGGAGCTGGAGTGCCTGTTGGGTATGTCATTTTTGGTTCATAAATGAAATACTCTTCAATTTCAGGAAATTCATAATCCATAGGATTATTGATCATCCTATTCGAAACTTTATACTTATCCCCTTCCTTTTTCTTTGCTTGACGAACATAACGCATTTTCATTGCGTCAATGTATCTCAGTTCAAGTATTCCTGCTTCGGGTCTCTTTAAATCAATTACTTTGTGATAATAAAGTCTACCATCAACGTACCAATTCCTATAGATTTCGTGCGATTTTTTGTCAAAGTCCAGAAGTTCTAAAATATATTTAAACTCTTCTCTTATTTTCTTTTTAATTCCATCACTTGCATTTAGATTGTCCAAATCAATTTGGACAGGACTATCATTTGTATCACTTACAATTGCTTCATTTACAATATCCTCAATCGCACTATCACACTCTGGATGTAGTGCCATTTCACGATATCTTTTGATAAGGTCAAATTCTGTTCTATAGACACCTTCAATATCTACATATGAACCAAAAAACCCACTACTTAAATAGTGGTCAACCCCGTCCTCCTTATTGGGAGGAACGGGGGAGATTGCACTTGATGACAACTCTTCATTATCATCAATAGAAAATCCAAATAATCTTGCCATTATTAAAGTTCAATCCTACTTTACTGTTACTATTTATTGCCACGCTTCCTGGGCACCTTGAGGAGTCCAGTATTGAACTTGGAATTCTACAGTAAATTCCTCAATGGTATCAGAACTATCGTATGACAAATCAATAGCAGCAACGTTAGTTGGGAAAATAGAATAGAACTTATAGAGAGCAGCTGCTTCTAATCCTTGTCCAGTAGGAGTATTGAATCCGGTATTAGACGCAGATCTTTTATACTGCTTCACGTAAGCATCTACCATATAATCTGCAGGGTTGGTGTCACCGCTTGCATCACCATATTGACCAATTTTTTGCATCCACCTTTCCATAGCATTTCTAACAGCAAAATCTTCATCATTCAGAACTGTTACTGTCCAAGTATCATATGTTCTATCGCCAGCAACTTTGAAGATTCTTCCTCTAAAGGGAACATCAATTGAAGCAATATTGGATGCTGGTAAAGCGGCTGACTTGCATAGCATACTGAAATTATCTTGGCCATCAGTACCACCAAAATCAATCCCACTAGGAAGTGAGGGAATAGCAACTTCAAATAGATTGGGCCTTGCACCACCACCTCTAAGTGCTTTTTTGAAATCCTGAATTGAGTGTGACATTTTTGATTCCTCCTTTTAGTGTTTTAATTAAAATCAAACAGCACCAGCAACTTCTTCAAAACTTACTCCGGTTCTGGTAGCAACAAAGGTAAGTGTGACATAATTAATGGATTTTGCTGGTTTCAGGTAAATATCAGCTCTAAATTCATTGTTATCAATAACATCTGGAGTATTATTGGAAGAATCACAAACAACTAAGAATCCATAAAGTCCACGCTTTGCTTGAACATCGCGGAGATATGGTTCAACAATATTGACAAAGTTTGCTCTTGTAATCGCATCGTTCAGTTCAAATAATTGAGCCTCGGCACTTCTTTTGAGTGCTTGCTCCACCGTAAGGAATAGGCGACGAACATTAATTCTATCAAATGCAGATGCGTAACCTAGTGCCGTTTTATCACCAAAAAGAAGAATACCTATACCCGGTTGATTAATAATTGAATTAATTCGTTGTGGATATAATTGGTCTCTTTGAGCCTTATTTGGATTATATGCAAGTTTGATTGCATTATTCAAAATTCCTCTTTGTTGTCCTGCGGGAGAGAACCATGGGTAAGCAACTACATTTGTTCTTACCATCAGACCTGCCACATCCCCATTACATGGAATGTAACGGAATTTATTATTGAATCTATCATAGGTGTACTTATACCCACTGTCAAAAACTGCATATGATGAAGAAGAAAGTGGCGAGAAGAATTCTATGATATTGTCAGTTTGGGTATCAGTATTTGTGAGATCAACAACATCTGCGCGGTGGGGAGAAATTACTGCAACACAATCCTTTCTTCCGTTAGCAATAGAAATTAGATGATTTGCTTTTGCCTGCGACTCAAATTTATTCTGAAGGCCTGGACCCATGATTAAGTAATCAACTTCAATTTCATCCGCATTTGAGAATAAATTATATGCGGTAAATAAATCCCCAAGAATTGCGGTCATTCCTCCAGTAGCGGAATAATCTTTTCCGCCTCCTAATGTATACGTTACATTTCCTAGAGCACTATATGTTTTATCTTGAGCGTCTTTATTCCAAAGACCTTGTGAATTTGTAAACTCAGTAAATGCAGTGGAGAATCCAGTAGCTACAACTGGTTCATTGACATTTAGTTCATCTGAAGGATTATCTCCAACATAAACATACTTTGAATAAAGAGACAAATAGTTCTTCCACCATATTTGTTGGGGAGAATTTACTGCAGAAACTGCATCAGTTGCTTTTGACAATCCAACATGTTTTTCGAGAAGATTGCCTTGAATTCCAGTAACTGTACCAGTGTCATCAATGACAACTACATGAATCTCGTCACTTCTTCCATTTCTATTTGCTGCATATTGTGAAGTTCTTGGTTTCGGTGCAATTGAATTCCAATAAATTGAAGTATTTGATAGTTGTAATACTTGTTGGTCATACCAATCGAGAATTGGATTAGGTCCAGTATTTACTGATGAAGAATCGACCAATGTGCCAGAAGAATCAATTAGATTGACCGCAATAGTTCCCCCGCCAGTAGAAGGTTTGAATGATTGCAATTGTGACTTGGCTGCATAAGTTATTGGAGTTTCAGTGCCATCAGTGGAAACTAAAGAACTTACTTTGACTTCAAGAGTGCTTGCGCCTACGCCAGTTACAATTCCTTTCAAGTAACCGTTAAATAATGAAGTAGTACCAATTCCTGCAGATGGGACATTTACCAAGGTTGTTGTTAACCCCATCCCAACTGATGCTTGGTCTGCAACTGCGGATCCGACTGTAATAATTTGATCTGCTTTATCGTCAATTACACAAACTTTTAGGTTGTTTGCCCAGGATCCCGGAGTTTTGGCGGCAAAAATATAATTTGCAATATCGTCTGCATAATTTGCCTCATAATCATCAAAATTTTTAATTTTGAGTGTTGGTTCTCCTGCAGTAGAAACTCCGGAAGAGTTTCTAATAGCATTGGCAGTTACTAAACTTCCACCATCCACTCTCACAACTTTAAGAACACCACCGTAGGAAAGGAATGAGGAAGCACTCATCCAATACTCATATTGAGCATCTGTAGAAAGTGGCTTTCCAAAAGTGTTAAGTAATTCTTTTTCTGTTGTGATGTCAATCGCCTCATCAATTGGACCAATTGCAAATGGTCCTGCAATTGCTCCAATGTTATCTAGTACATTATCAGCTCTTCCTACAGTTAAATCAACCTCTCTGATTAATACACCAGGAGATAATTGAGGAGTCGCCATGTTTTTCTCCGTTAATCTCAGTTTATCTAAAAAATATTTATGAAAAACTTATTTTCCATAAGGGAAACATGACGTGAATCGCAATTACCAGTCAGGATATTCCCACTCATTACTATGAGACCTTATTTTTTTTCTACTTTTGATTATTCTTTTTATTGAACACTCTTTGCACTCATATGAGTATGAAGATGCAACTGGACCTCTATCTTTACGTGTTCTATAAAAATCATCGGTTAAATTTTTCATTATCCCACACACTCTACATTGCCGATCTACAAGTAATAAATGCCCCAGTTTTATCTGCTTATCTAAGTCCATTACATGTATTCCCACATATATGCCCTATCGCCATATTCATCAACGTGCCACCTGTCTCCATCGACATCAACAAAAGTATTCTCATCAAGTCCATCTGAAATAAATCCAAAAGGAGACATATCCTGTTCTATTTGATTTCTTTGTTCTTCATATAATCTCTTCCTTACATCCTGATCAGTTAACTCTTTAAAATAATCCTGAGCGACTATCCAAGCATAGATAACCAAACACATTGCCAAATCATCGTTACACCCCTCTTCTGCTTCAAATGAATTATGCTTTTGGATAAAGGTAGTCAGTTCGCTAATGATTTCATAATCATTTAAATATAATTTGTCTTCCTCAATCATCGTCTTGAGATTGAGACAACCAACCTTTTTAACTGTCTTTGACATCTTAACGCCAAGTTGAGTTTTCTTCCCAGAAAATCCCTGACCAACTATTTGCCCAGCACGACCCCTCATAGAGCACATAAGAAGATTATTATATTCCAGATCATATTGAAGAATGCTTGCAACTTGGTCCCCAACATCATTTACTTCACATAGAATATATGCGGCATTGTATGCCATTGCTGCCTCATATATTATGCTGGGGAAAAGCATAGGTTTAATTTCATTGTTCCTATATTTTGCAACAACTTTATGAGGAAACTGGGTAATATCAACCACAACGAACGCGGAATAATCATTTCCAACACCTCTAGCAACGTCTACAGTAATCAAATAGTCGTGTTCCTCTATAGGGTCCTGATATACGTCCAAACCCGCGCTACGGGTCTTAGGGTGGTCATACACGAGGGTTCTGAGTTTACTTGGTGCAATCAGCGTATCAACAGAACCTAGGAATTCACATTCAAATTCAACTTTAAACTGTTGATCTGACGTGTTGGCTATGGTTTGCTTTTTCCATGCCTCATCTCTTCCCGGAACTTCGCTCCAATGAACATCAGTAAATACATACTGGTTCTTACCTTTTTCTGCATCATGCCACATACGGTAGAAGTGATTCATACCGTGTGGAGTAGAAACTATAATTACTTTAGTATTCTTACCTGAAGTAATTGTAGGATATACTGACGCAAAGAAAGAATCTGCAATATGATTTGGAACGAACGCAAATTCATCCAAAAATAAGATATTGAATGACATACCACGAACTGCAGAAGCAGAAGTAGAAGCAGCCAAGATTTTACTTCCATTTTCCAGTTCCAAGGAACCTTTGTTCCAAGAAATAATTCCCTGCTGCATCCACTTTGGTAAATTTTCATATGCGGTTTGCAACCTATCTAAGAGTTCTCTTGCAGTCGCTGCTTTGTTTGCCAGAATGCCAATATTCACGTTATCATTGAATACTGCATAGTGCAAAAGAAAAGCAACAACAGTAGTACTCTTTCCTGTTTGCCTAGGCATCTTACAGATATTAAATCTGTAATTGTGAAAATTTTTAATTAATTTTTCTTGGAAATGATATGGTTTAAACGTCTGCAATCCATGATCCAGGGTTACAATTTTTACATAATTATTTGCAAAGTAAACAGGATCGTCTTTACACTTGACAAATTCTAAAATTTGTTCTTGAGTAAATTCAATTTGCGTATTTGCTTTTTTTAATAATGGATTGCCAAGATATACATCATTTGAGATCGGCATAATAATATTCCTTTGTATTAATTACAATTCCAACGACGAAGTGCTTTATTAATTCTTGAGTCTGGATCTCTTGCAGTTTCTGCCGATGTTAATCTTTTTTTCATTCCTCCCATTCTTCTGCAAAAATTTTTTTTTCTTTTTGCTCTTTTTCCTGTAGGATTTTTTTCAGTTACTGCAGTTTGTAGTTTTGAACCTGGATTTTCTCTGCGATATGCATTAACTGCTGCAGGACTTAATCCGTCAGTCTTATCTTTACGATTGACTGATTGCCAGTCTTCATCAATTTCAACTTCTTCCCCCATAGGTTTTACATAATTTCTATTTGGACCTGGTTTAGATGCGCTTCCTCCCTGAGGTCCAAATGCTTGGATTAATGGTTGTCCTGGTTGAATTTCAGAAACCGAATGGTAAAGTACATTACATCCTGGGTAAACTTTTTGAAGTTCAACATTAATATCTTTACGAGTTGGAAGTTTTACTTGTGGGAAAAACATTTTAAGTGAATAATATTTCCCTCTCCAGTTCAAAGTAACTCCAACTACATTGCCAGTTTGTGCTTGCAATCTTGTTGCTTCTTGTACTTGTGATTTAAATCCTTTGATTGGTTCTGGTTTGATAATATCAACAACTTCTGCAAATGTATTTCCATTTGCATCTTCAATGGTCACATCTTCTTTTTTTACGCACCTGTTATATTTCTTGCCAAAAAGTTTCTGAGTACCTTTTTTTTCATATCCAGACCAACATTTCATTTCGTCCATGATTCTATCAACCAATCTTTGTTCTTCCATCTCCCCACTTGCCACATAGTCTGCAGCAGTATCAATATAATCTGCTGCCTTAGTGATTTTTGACTGAACCCATGCTTCCAAATCACCTTCACCTTTACCAACCTTCTTTTCTAATCTTTTAAGTGCATTGTGAATAGTTTTTAATTCGGATCTTGCCATAGAATACTCTTCATCCTTCACAGAAACTTTATCCCATGCCTTTTCGCCATATGAACATTCAGATCTTGACTCCCTCTTATCACATAGAGGACAGTATCTTTCTTCTTCGTGCATAGTTGCCTCCGATTTAGTTCCCCAGTTTGCAGCACCAACTTTACGACATTTTACTAGTGCTCCAGAAGCATATGCACTTGGCCAAACATCATATCTAGACTTTACCTTATTATAGCAAGCATCTTTTTTACCACTACCTTTACCTGGTTTGTCTTTGACTTCTTGTAGGTCCATTTCTTCAGTTCTTACGTTAGTTGGTTTTGTGCCGCCAGTTTTTTGTGGTTGATTTGGGTCTTGAATATTTTTTCTACGTCTTGCTGCTTCCTCTTCGTCTTTTGAAAGTGCTCTTTTCATTTTAGAACTTCCGCATTTTGGTGTGGAAGTTTGACCCTCTTGACGAGCACATGGTTTGCCTGCCCACTTTCCCCCAAGTTGAACCCATCCACTTTTACCATCTGAGGATTTGGATTTACCAAACCAATCACGAAGACCTTCATCGCCCGATTTTGTTTCTTCTTTTACATCTTTGAATTTTTTATGATGCCTTTTAGCATCTGCCTCCATTTTCTTTAAACGAGTATAATAATCTGGAATTTCATCAAGATGTTGTAAAGCAATATATTTCGCCAAATCATGATCTTGAGTATGTTCGTGCTCAATAGGTTCTCCCATATCAAGTTGATTTTGCACAAAAGAAACTTCTAACCGATGCTTCTTCGCTATTTGTTCAACCGTCTTATGGGATTTTAATTTTTGCATTTAGATACTCTAAATCTCTTTATATTTATTATTTGTTATCTTCAGACTGTTGCTTCAACAATTTTGCCAATTCTGCAGTTGATCCAACAAAAAGAGCATTGTTGACTGTAGTAGGACCTCTTTGTTGATTATCCTCCTCTACATCTTTCAATGTTTTTTGTAAAGATAATAATTTCTCTGCAATTTCTCCGGTATTTTTAATCAACTGGCCAACAACCTCATAAGCTCTTGCTTGATCAGATTCTTGCGCCAACTCAAGAACTCCATTAATTGCTTCTTGACCTTTCTCAATGAGGGAGTATAAATTACCTCTCGCATACTCATAATCTTTTTTAATGTCATCCTTAGACGACTCTATTTTCTTTTCAACAATATGAGTTTCAACCGGAACTATTTCCGCATCAACGTTAAATGTTTCATTGAGTTTGTCAAATTTTTTTGTCATTTTCATATCTTATCAAAAAGTGCTTCCGCTGAATCCAAAATCATCTCCAACTTCAACCAAGGCATTATCAGCAGAAGTAATTGACTTAATTTGTGCTCCCGCTAAATGTGAGGTTATTGTAGTATTGTCTTTTCCGCGCTCAACAGTAAGAATATTTCCTGATTTTGATTTCACAAACACTTCCTCGCCTTCCAGGTCTAAGTATACATTTTCTGAAATAGAACTCGCATCATTTACTGTAATTAGTGTGTCTGATGTTGAAATATCATTGGTTAGATTTGTAAGAATAATTCCAGTATAATTTTGAATTGCTCTTGGTTCTACCGAATAAACAATTTCTCTCGTTGCATTTGCGGACAAATCTCCCGCGATGTAACTGATAGAAGTTTTCTTGATAATACTGTCGGTTGCTTGAGCAACTGGACCGAACAAATAGGTTTTTGCTGTAAATCTTAAAGTATAAATTAAAACTCTTCTAGTAGTAAAATCTCCCTCATAATCATCCTGCATTGTAATATTCTCGAGAATCACAGGAATATCCCTTTTCTCATTAATGGTATCTAGCAAATCTACTGATAAAGTATATGCTGGTTGAAAATAAGGTAAAATTTGCTCAACTATCTGCAAAGCATCATCATTTAATTTTGACATTATACTCAATTCAAATTGCATATTATATGGAACTGGTAGATATACTTTTTTAACATCTTTACCATCAGTTACTGATTTTGCAGTAAAAGTTTGAGTTGTAGTTGATTTTCTAGTGGAATCATATGTAAGTCCAGTGAACTCAAATGACATTCTTGGCAATGTAATTTGAACTGGTTTATTTAAATCTGGAGATTGATTAAGTCTTGCAAGAAATTTTTGAGTTGGTCCATATGCAAGAGGTACTTTAATCACACTTACAGTATTATTTGAATCATTATTATGTTTAATTGATATATTATTAAAAAGCGTTCCAAACGAAATTACAGTTTTTCTTAAAATTTCGTGATAAAAATATTCAAACATATGATTGACCTTATTATTGTTGTGATAATCTAATAACTAATATTTATATAACTCAAGGCATTCCAAAAGGATTAGATTCACTAAAATCTAAAATGTTATTTGCTTCTATTTGGATTTCTTCATTTGAAGCATACCCATCATCGGTAGGATAAATTTCAATAGATCGCAGATAATGAGATGCACCCGATTCAGAACCTATTATATTTTCCCCGAGAATAAATTCTCCATCAACGTTAGAAGCTTGAAGTAAATTAGTAGTAGAATCCCAAGATTTGACTCTCGCGGCAGTTCCGCTCTGAGATCCTGTAATAACTTCATTAAAAATAAAGTTTCCTATTGAGTTTGTATTTGGATTTTGTATGCTTATTGTAGGTGGCACAGTGTATCCAAGGCCGGCATTCGTGATGAGTATTGATGAAATAAATCCTTCCGCAGAAAGAATTGCAGTTGCGGCCGCAGAAACTGTTGATATTCCGGAGAATACAATAGAAGGGGCAATTGCATA